CGAGTGATAAACCCTGCAAACATAGCGGCCGTTTTCTTGCGCACCAGCTCAGCATCATCATATTGATCTAGCTCATAAAGTTTCAGTAACACACGGCTCAGCCAAGGCTCGCCTCGAATTTGACCGGGACGCAAGGGTTTATAAATATGCAACACTTCAGAAGCAGGAATACGGACTGATTCACCGCTTGAGACAAGCAGTTTTTCACCCGGATGTTCACGAAATAAATAATAGGCTTCTCTTTGTCCGAGTTTATTAAACTCAATACCGTTTCGAACCATATTGCCTGTGGCTAAAATGCGATTCACGGAGGTATCAAGATGTTCTGATTCTAAGACTTGCAGTTGCAGCGGAACGGATAATCCATCTTCAGGGCGTCTAACTCTAAATCGAACAAAACATTCGCCACCTTCAATCATGCTGCGACAAATAGAAGCTTGCAGACCGTAAAAATCATTAACGCCATGGCTATCCGCCTCATCGGACCAACGTAGCCATAATGCCTGTACCGCTTTGCGAAATTCTGCATTTTTAGCTTTTGATTGCGGTTTGATACCGGTGCCAACGGCGTTGCTAACTAAAGTCTCAATAATATTTGAAGCATAAGGATTTTTGCGTACCATATCACGCGCGCGGCTACGCAGTGTTTCTAGATGATTCCCAAGTAAGCTATTGATGGCGCTATTTTCTGGCTGCCAATAAGTTAAGCGTTTACCAGAACCTGCCGCATCCCAAGCAGAAGCTTTGCTTTTAGGGCGTTTGAAAAGTTGTGCGAATGTTTTAAGTAGCATCAGCAAATCCCCTTATGTGTGGCAAAAGTAATGCGCCTTTTTGGGGAAACACCTGCAACTTTAAGCTCTGACTTCATTCGCTGCCTCAAATTAAGCAAATCGCTCAAGTCAACTTCCGCGTATTTAACAATATGATCGCCATAAGCAACAGAAACCACGCGCTCGCCTTTTTGCAGCTTGGTAATCGCTAGTTCTATTTGCGCTAAATCATCTTCTGTATACATGGTGCTCTATCCCATAAAACGGCTTCTGACCACACGTGGCCTTCCTTGCGACTTTGTAGGACGCATAGGTTCACTTGGAAGGTTATATTCAGGATTAGGGGATTTTTTGTATCCCATCAGACTTTTCCATTTATTTTCATTCCAGCGATCTGCACCAATAGCAATGGCAGCAGCTCTGGCATAGACTCGACAATCCAGAGCTTCATTACGCTCACGGATTTTTTGCCATTCGCGTTTTGGATAGCCTTTGCTAATTTTGGTAACTAATTGCTCAGCGGTAAGCTGCTTAAAATATTCAGGGCCGTAAGCTGGGAAATGGCAATACCCCGCAGGGAATCCTTCATCAGTTTGTGAAAGTTTAAGTACGTGATACAGCTCTGACTTTAAAACAGAGACACCAACCGGCCAGAGTTTGGCACCACGTCTGAGTTTTTGTCCTAAAATGGTGACGTCCACACGGCTTGGTGCACCCACTGGCACTAATGCTTTATCGATACCTTTAACAGCCATCACACGACCAGGTGGTTGGCTACGGATCCACCCATAAACTTCTTGAGTGGCATAACCAGCATCCACAGCGATCATACTGATGGGGCGCTCCAATCCATCTTCGCTGGGGAATAAAGTGCTCATCAAAGCAGATAAATGTTGCCATGTAGAAGCTTTACCGGGGTCACCCTCAAAGACCTGATAATCAACAGACCAGCTTTCGCGTTTTTGACCCCATGCAACAATTTCAACTTCAATACGGTCTTTTTGTACGTCAACACCAGCAGTCAGAACTAGCCCACCGAAAGGTACAACGCCAATCGGATAGTTTTCTTTACGCTCAAACAAACGCTGCCAATCCGGTGCCTCACCTTTATCGACCCAGGTTTCACCTAAGGTGGTATTTATCCAAACTTTAAGTAGTTGTTCATTTTCTTTGGCATGTAAGAAATTTTGTGCAGCTTGCCCCCAGCTCAGCCAACCAACTGGGCTGTACAAACTAGAAATATGAAAACCGACAATTTTACCATTTGATTCGCCGGATGCACGCCACTGACCATTCGCCAACATCCATGTCTTTTGGTGATGTTGGATTTTTCCCTTGCACTCTATGCAGACGTAATGCGCATTTAAAGGATCATCCTCCCATTTGACTTGAGGCCATTTTAGAATTTGAAATGTATGGCAATGTGGGCATGGCACCCAATAGTAGCGTTGATCGGATGCTTCAAATTCCCGTTCAATACGGCTTAAGCCTTGAATGGTAAGCGTTGAGACTAACAAAATTTTGCGCCTAGCAAAGGTAGCAGTACGTTGAATAGCAAGGGAGACCGGATCACCTTCGCCGTCAGCATCGCCAGGATAAGCATCAATTTCATCTAAAAACAAATAGCGCACGGGCATAGAGCGCAAACCCACAGCGCTATTAGCGCCAGTTACCACAACAATACCGCCGGTAAATTCTTTGCTTTGGACGGTATTGCCTGAATCCCGAGATCGTGGGTCTTTGACTTTATCTCGAAGGGCCGGTGTATCATCAATCAGTGGAGCTAAACGTCCTTTAGACCAACGTTTACCCATTTCAACAGTGGGCTGAACGACCAGCATAGGACCAGGCGCTTGATCAATAATGTAACCAATCCAGTTATTGCCAGCTTCCGTCCCACCAATTTGAGCGCCTTTCATAAAAATCACTTTTTCAATAGGTGATGATGGCGATAGTGCATCCATGATTTCTTTAAGATAAGGCGTGCGTTCGGTGCGCCATCTGCCGGGTTCAGAGGATGCGGTTTGCGATAACATACGAAATCCATCCGCCCACTCAGAAACTTTGAGTAGTGGATCAGGCCGAAGCCCCGTATTAAAACTCATGTGGTAAGGCTTACACGTCACGGCTTAATTCCTCCAAAGCAGTTCGGATTTCTTGCAGCAGTACCTCGTGAATTTTATGGGCATCATCAATGGAGGCAAGCAATGAGGCTAATCGGTCAGGGATATTCATCAAACTATCACGAACGATTCTGGCCTTGTTAAAAGCAGCCACTTTGACGTCTTCTACTGAAACCAGTTCACCAATTTCTGCTTTGGCGCGGGCTTCCAAAAGCTTGCCCCGTTCCATTTCATTTTTGATGCGGGTTTTAAGGAGAAGCGTTGAAAGCTCAGTGACATCAGAGGTATTTTTACGACGTTGTGGTTGGTTTGGATCACGTAAGGCAGCAATTGCGGCATCTGCTTGTTCAACATCCACAAGGCCATCGACCAGTTGAATGACGCCACTTTGCACCAGCTGTCCCGCATATTGTCTTGAAAATCCATGTCGCTTTGCCCACTGCGATTGCTTGATAAGTTCCATAGCTTATCATGTGCACAATTCATCAAAAGCTTGGCTGGTTTTAGCATGCACAGCCTTTCTCTTAGTGTAGGATTGCCAGCGTCTTATGATGGTATCGATGTATTTGGGATCAAGCTCAATCATACGGCAGCGACGTTTTGAATGTTCTGCAGCCATTAAGGTGGTACCAGAACCACCAAATGGATCAAGAACGATATCGCCAAGCTTACTGCTGTTCGTAATAGCACGCTCCATGAGCGCCACTGGCTTCATAGTTGGATGCAAATTGTTAGCGTTGGGCTTATCGATAAACCAGACATCACCTTGATCACGAGCACCGCACCAATGGCGCTCAGCACCTTCACGCCAGCCATAAAGAATAGGTTCATATTGCCGTTGATAGTCTGCTCTGCCTAAAGAAAAATGATTTTTCGCCCAAATCAGGAATGTTGACCAATGACCTCCAGCTTGCTTAAAGACTTTTTGTAAGACAGCCAATTCTGAGGCCGCCATGCACATATAAATAGCGCCCTTGGTGTTCATGATAATGTTAGAGCAAACGTCATAGAGAAAACTTTCAAAGCCTTCGCCGAGATTGTCATTCAAGATTTTGTGTTTGTTTTCACGAGATTTGTTGCGGAGCGTATCTTTAATGCTGGCGCCGTAATTAACGTTATAGGGGGGATCGCACACCGTAATATCGGCTTGTTCATCCTCTAAAACAATTTTGTAGGAATCAATCAGCGTACTATCGCCACAATACAGTCGGTGATCACCTAAAATCCATAAATCACCAGGCTTACTGATGACTGGGGCATTATCTGCGGGATCAACCGAATCGGCCTCAGCAGGTTCTTCAAGATCAATGTCGGTTGCATCCAAGAGCTTTTGTATTTCATCAAAATCAAACCCGGTTAATTCCAGATCAAAATTCAGCGCCTGCAAATCTTCCAGTTCAAGTTTGAGTAAATCTTCGTCCCAATCCGCCCAATTAGCAGATTGATTGGCGAGCAACCTAAAGGCTTTGATTTGAGCGTCACTTAAATCATCAGCTAAAATCACCGGGATTAATTGTAAACCCAGCTTTTTAGCAGCTTTTAGGCGTAAATGGCCATCAACAACGCTGCCATCGCTTTTTGCAATGACGGGAATACGAAAACCAAATTCTTTGATGGAGGCACACATTTTATCAACCACCGCATCATTTTTGCGGGGATTGCGGGCGTATGCGATAAGATTGTCTATGGGGATGTGTTGGATTTGAAGTTCAGTCATAAGCGCACCCGTTCCTTAATATTTGTGTCAAGTGTCAAGGTTTGGGCCAATTCTAACGCTAGTAAAATCCCGGGGCTCTGCCACCCGCATGGCATAGGTATAGGGAAGGACCCGTGCACGCCCTGTGCCGAGACGTTAGTGATTCAATTGTGTTTTGAGGTCTTGAACACTTCTTAAGTCATAATCTCTAAATCCTTTCTCTTACTGTTATAGATTATATTCAGCACTTAATTTAAAAACGTCCGCACTTTTAAAAATATTTTTGCGGAAATAATTTTTTGTCCATCAATGCTAAAAATCGTCCCATTGTCTTTCCAAGTAATATATTCAGCGTTGCCCACAAAAATGTTCGCGCTTTTAAAAATATTTTTTCTGCGAATCATTTTGTCCTCTAACACTGGATATCTCCTTGCACTTATCTCTGCTTACTATATTCAGCAACGCCACATGATCTGTCCGCAAAAGTGAAAATATTTTTTTTCATCTCCCGGGACCGTTGGTATTGCTGATAGGTGTTATATTCAGTGTTCTGCATAGATGCGTCCGACTAAAGAAAAAATAGTTCATCGAAGATCGCTCAAACACGCGGCATATCCTGCAACGTCTACCAGGCTATCGTAGTGGCCGGGATTTTTCTGCAATCGTGCAATCTTTAAGTCCAACATCATCAATCCTACCTGGGCAGGTGTCACGGTAATACCCAAGAGCAGCGACCAGCGTTTGGCGATATGCTCAAAATTCTCTTTGGGTGAACCATATAATTTTTGCCGCTCTTCAATCGTTGATATGGATTGCTCCAGTAATCGTTTGCCATTCATTGCTTTGCCTCCATGTTGTCTTGCGCCCATAGCAGTAACGCCAAGCTATCGGCTTCATTATCATCAACCGGATTAAATCCTTTGGCCTTGATGGCAGTGATGATTTCCTCTTTACTGGCATTACCTTTACCGGTGGCATGACGCTTAATCGTCCCAACCCCTACACCTTGATAAGGGATTTCATGATCTTCACACCAAGCCGTCAAATGCGCTAAAAACCCACCATAAATATGGGCAGCATCAACACCTAAATGCCTGCGTACTTCTTCAAAATAGACAGCCTTAATGTCCGCCTTTTGTTTTAGCGAATCCAAAAAATGTCTAAAGCGTAAAAAGCGCATGCCGCCGCCACTAAAACGTGAGGTATGAAAACTCTCGCTTCCACTAAAGACACGACCCTCAGTGAGCAAGGCCCAGCCGGTTTGCGTCCCTAAATCAAAAGCGAGTATTGCGTCCATCATGTGCGATCCCATCGATTGAATATTGTTGAGTAGAGGTTAGGTTCAGCAAACAGATTTTAGCTGTTCGGCTAATAACAAAAATAAGATCACAAAAGTGCGGCTTAATTTTTAGAGTCGCGCTTCTTCCCGATATATTTTCCATCCATGGGAAATGGTCATAGCCATTCCCATTGGATATGTATATATACAACCGGCAGGAAGCGGGAAGTGCTTATATATCAAGGGGTTACAGTCACTTCCCGGCCGGAAGTAGAAACGGGAACGGGAAGTGGTAGGAAGTCCGGAAACCCATATATATCAATGGATTAGAAGATGCCTGATCACTTCCCGCCATAGCACTTCCCATCGGGAAGACGGGAACGGGAAGTAGAAAATCAGCCTATGTCATAAATCCAAATACTGTTTTTATCAATTTGCACTCATCCAATTTGAGTGACTTAACCCAGCCATTTCACCCCTTATATCCCCAAAATTCCAACATTTGATTTTCGCGGTCTTATTTATTTTTACCTCGATCTGAATCTCTCATCCTACCCCCAATAAAACCTGAGCTGATCTCTGGCCTGCGGTCTTATTTGAAAAGTTAGCGTCCCTGCTGAATTAGAGCCCCTCTCGGCATTCTTGAAGGACACAAACCAATCAAGGAGACCGCTGATGAGATCGAGAAATCGTTACCCAGGGATGGACAATACCATCGTCAAACAAATCCAGTATCACGCATGGCGTTTGAAACAAATGCCCTGTTTTTTTAGCGAAGAAATTGAAGACGTTGAGCAGGAATTATTATGCGAAGTTTTTGAGTGCTTAAGCAAATTCAACAAAGAAAAAAGCAGCCTTGGCACCTTTGTCGATCAGATCATTACGCGCCGCTCAAACAATATGATCCAGCGCCGGTTGAGCATTAAGCGTGGTGGACGGACCACAACCATATCGCTCGATATTGTGGATGATTTTGGTGTGGCAATGGTTGATACGATCCCAGATCCACAAGAAAGAAATCTTGATTTTGTCATTGATGTTGCTCAAGCCCTTGGCGCAGTGCCAGAGCCTTGGCGGGAATTTGCTGCCTTGCTGCAAACCCACACGATTACTGAGGTTGCTAGCTTAACCGGTAAGTCCAGGGCTGCCATTTACCGCATCTTAGAGCAGCTCAGACCCTGCTTTATCGATCTATTACCTTACCTAAACCAAGTTGGACACACGGAACTTGAAACCGGAATAAAACCATCAACCAAAGGAGAAGCCCATGACTAACATCATCCCATTATGTTTTTTAGACGAAGCAAAAACAGAGGACATCAGCAAATTATCGGTTACCGATTTGCTTTCACTGCAAGCCCGTATCGATAGGCTTTCTGCTGAAGTCAAACGGCATAAGAGCATTTTAGATAATGCCCTTGAGCTGAAATTTACAGATAAAGCCAAAAGTGCTTTGCAAGCTGATGGACGCGATACCGGCACAGTCCATTTTATCGAAGACCACCACAAAATCACCGCTGATTTACCTAAGAAAGTGGTTTGGGATCAAAGCAAATTAACCGATCTCATCGCCAAAATCCCTGCTGAAGATCGCAGCCAATACATCAAGGTCAATTACAGCATTGATGAGCGCAGATACCTCATGTGGCCTGAAACCTTAAAGAATTTCTTTAGTGAAGCCAGAACCGTGCAAGTCGGTAAACCCAAATTTTCAATTCAAGAGGATTAATCAATATGAGCTTGAAAATCATTAGTGCTGAAGAGCGCTTAAAAAATCATACCGGAGTGAAGATGGTGATTTTTGGTCCGTTTGGGATCGGAAAGACGAGTCTGTTAAACACCTTAGATCAACCAACACTTTGTATTGATATGGAGGCAGGATTGCTTGCCGTTCAAAGCTGGAACGGCGACTCCATTAATGTGCGCACTTGGGAAGAAGCGCGTGATATTGCCTGCTTGTTGGGCGGTCCTAACCCTGCACTCCGGTCAGAGCAACCTTACAGCCAAAAACATTATACGCATGTTTGTAATCAATATGGTGATCCAAAAGCATTACAAAATTACAGCTGCGTTTTTATCGACAGTATTACGGTTGCCTCACGTCTTTGTTTGCAATGGGCTAAGTCTCAACCAGAAGCCGTTTCAGAGCGTAGCGGTAAAGCGGATACAAGAGCAGCTTACGGTTTACTCGCTCAGGAAATGATTGCTTGGATCAACCAATTTCAGCACATCCCCAATAAAGACATTATTTTCGTTGGCATTTTAGAACAACGCTTTGATGAATTTAATCGCAGCCATTGGAGCCCGCAATGCGAAGGCGCCAAAACCGCCAATGAAATTCCCGGGATTGTGGATGAAGTGATCAGCATGGTCGGCATTAAAACCAATGAAGATCAACCCGCCAAACGCTGTTTCATTTGTCAGACCATCAATCAATGGGATTACCCCGCCAAGGATCGCAGTGGTGCACTCGACGTGATAGAGCCACCTCATCTTGGAGGGCTACTCAGCAAAATCAAACAACATCGCAAGCAATAATTTTCAAGGAGACAGAATATGGATTACTCATTTTTAAATGATTTAAACAACGCCCCACAAAACCAAGGATTTAGTTTAATTCCAACAGGCAGCAATTTAAAAGCCTCCGTTTGTATTAAGCCCGGCGGCCATGGTCCTGAAGGTTGGTTTACCCAAAGTAAATCCAGTCAGTCGGTGTATTTAAATATGGATTTTACGATTATCGATCGTGAATATTCTGGCCGCATTATCCATCAAATGATTGGGATCCAAGGCACAAAACGTAACGAAAAAGGAGAAGATGTTTGGGGGTTAATGGGACGCGCAACGTTGAGGGCAATTATTGAATCTGCTTATGGAATTCTTCCAAAAGATGAATCACCGCAAGCCCAACAAAAAAGAATGTTGCAGGATATTAGCAGCATTAACGGTCTGATCTGTATCGTAAAAGTTGGCATCGACGTTGATCCAACAGGTGAACATCCAGATCGCAATAAAATTACCGGGATTATCACTCCAGATATGGCCATTTACCGAAAATTAATGGGGCAAGATGTTAGCCAGACGGTAGCTCCTAGCAATCTGCCTGAATGGCTTAACCGTTAATGGAGATGATTATGATGCGTCAACATCCGGCAACCTATCTGCCCAAACCTTATGAATTACTTTTGTTTAACGGCGATCTGAAATCACAAAACTGCCTCGAGGTAGGTGATGAATTAATGGCGGCTGAAGGTAAACCATTACTGCTGACTGATAAACGGCAAAGCTTAGAAGATACTTTTGAGATTCGTCCCATCAAAGGGCCATCTTTTCTGTTAGCTGCTAATGATTATATTCATTTAGTGCGCACAGGTTGCGATACGACTCCACAAACTAAAACCTTGGCTATGTGGGAATATTTTCAGCAATCGGCTCATTTTAAAAGTGTGCATCTACTGTATCGTAGTAGCGTTGATTTTTCAGTGCCTGTAGAAGTTCCTATTGATCCTTATTTTCTAGGATTATTGCTGGGGGATGGGTGCTTTAAGAATGCTACCCCGAGCATTACAACACCCGATGCAGAAATCATCGCTTATTGTTTTGCAATCTCAGAAAAGATGGGGCTGCAAGTACGCATTCATCAAATCCCAGGCAATCAAGCTAACAGCTATTATTTTAGTACGCCTCCGGGTGCCGCTAATCCATTAACGCAAAAATTAAAAGCGCTGGGACTCTACGATAAATTGTCGTCAGAAAAATTTATTCCCAAAATTTATAAAATGGCCGACAAAACAACACGCTCTGCAATTCTTGCAGGATTACTCGATACCGATGGTTATATGCTGCATAAAACCTTCGAATACACGACCGCTTCCAAGCAATTGGCTTTAGACGTTGCCTTTATTGCGCAAAGCCTTGGCTTGATGGCGCTTCCTAAAGAAAAAACGGTCGATGGGCAAGTCTATTATCGTTTTTGCATTTACGGTGATTTTAGCGATATCCCAATCAAAATCGGCAGAAAAATCCCTGGTCCTAGGCTCCAAAAGCGGGATGCATTACGCACAGGTTTTACTGTGCATCCGGTAGGCAAACAAAACATCACCCAGCTGTATTTTGATGAGAAAACCCCACGTTTTCTCAAGTCAGACTTTATGGTTATGGAAGGATTTACGAGATAATTATGAATAATCACAGCATACAATTGAACACTATATCACACGCCAAGCCCTGCTTACAGGTGATTCAACAAGACGGTGATCGCGAGCATTTATATCTGGCAGGTCAGTTAATGCGTCACTTGCAGAATTTAGGACTTAATAAAGCCATCGGTCAAATTACTGTTGGCGATTTATTGAAAATCACCAAAGAGCTTCATCATGCAAGATATTAATGCACTTATTGAGCGAGGATTGCAACAATCCGAATCGCGTAAAACACCAAGGAATTACTTAGGTGCATCGAGCTTGGGGGATGCTTGTGATAGACGCATTCAATACCAATATCTTGGAACGAAAGCAGATCATGAATTTACCGGCAAACAACTTAAAACATTTGCTATGGGTCATGTGCTCGAACATTTAATAATCTCATGGATGCAGCTGGTCGGTTTTGAGTTAAGCACGCGCAATAAGCAAGGTGATCAATATGGCTTTGAAATAGCAGGTGGCAAAATAGCCGGTCATATTGATGGCGTATTGCTTTCAGGTCCAAGTGGCTTTTCTTATCCAGCGCTGTGGGAATGTAAAACCATGAATCAAAAATATTGGCGTGATTGTGTGACTCGCGGCCTAGCCTTATCTCATCCCCATTATTTTGCGCAAGTGCAGCTTTACATGGCCTATATGCAACTCGATGAACATCCGGCACTTGTGACGATATTAAACAAAGACTCCTCAGAATTGCATCATGAATGGATCCAGTTCGATGCAGCTATTGCACAACGCTATTCCGATCGCGCAGCGCATATTCTTAAAGCATGCCAAGCAAGTGAATGGCTACCTCGAATAGCCAAAGATCCGAACTATTTTATATGCAAAAGCTGTCGGTGGCAGAAAACGTGTTGGAATGGGTAGCGTATGGCTGAGAATGTGATTGATTTAAAGGATTGGTATAACCTCAATACCGCAGCGCCACAGCACCTATCGCAAGACATTAAATCTGAACCCTCTACACCGGTGTCAGAAATTAAGATGCGACTGCTTGGAAATTTGCGTGGCGTTTTATCCTACTTATTACCAGGAGGTGTTTTCCGCCGTAATAAATTTTATGTGGGTGATATCCAAGGCAACCCTGGTGAGAGCCTCGTAGTTGATTTAGAGGGTGACAAGGCTGGTATGTGGCATGATTTTGCAACGGCTGAAGGTGGGGATGTTATTGATCTGTGGGCAGCTGTTAGTAATCGAGATACACGTTATGATTTTCCAGAGCTAATTAAAACCATCTCAGATTGGCTTGGGATTAGATCTAAAACCTATTATGAAGAAACGGAAGATCTTAAGGGAAAATTGCGTGAATACGAACGTCATGATTTGGAGGATCTTTGTCGTAACAATTTTTTGGGCCATCCTACTGCACGCTGGGATTATTACGATGAGAATAAAAAGATTATTGCTTGCATCTATCGATATGAAACTGTTTATGGAAAACAATACCGACCTTGGGATGTTAAAACCTGCAGCCATCGTGCGCCTGAAGTTCGACCACTTTACAACATCCCAGGAATCATCAAATGCCAAAAGGTTTTTATAGTAGAAGGTGAGAAATCAGCAGATGCTTTAATTCACTCGGGGATTGCAGCAACCACTGCCATGTTTGGCGCCAATGCGCCGCTGAATAAAACGGATTGGTCCCCGCTTTATAAAAAGCAGATTGTGATATGGCCTGATAACGATGAGCCAGGCGTTCAATATGCAAAACAATTAGCGGAGTATCTACTTCCACATGTTGCATCACTCACAATTTTAAAACCACCTACTGACAAAGATAAAGGTTGGGATGCGGCTGACGCCAAAGCAGAAGGTCTCATGCTGCAAGATTTCATCAATCAAGCCTCTAAAGACTCTCTGAAAAAACAAACAATAGTGCCAGTCAATTTGTTTGATTGGCAAAAACAACCTCCTAATCGTGATTGGGTGATCGAGGGTTGGTTACCTACCGGTTATGTCACAGCTATTTATGGTGATGGTGGGGTTGGAAAATCACTGCTTGCGCAGCAGCTAATGACAGCTGTTGCTACTGGTTCTTCTTGGCTCAATATCCCCATCAAACAAAGTAAAGTCTATGCGCTTTTATGTGAAGATGACGAGCCAGAATTATGGCGTAGACAGTACGCCATTAATCAGTATTTCAATATCAAAATGGCGGATTTGGCAGAATATTTACGAATGATTTCTCGTGTAGGCGATGATAATTTATTGATGATCTTTGATGGCAAAGATAATGGTCAGCTCACGCCATTTTATCACGAGCTTTTCGCGGACATTATAGCCTTTAAGCCACATTTGGTTATTTTAGACACTGCCGCAGATCTCTTTGGGGGTAATGAAAATAATCGTTCTCAGGTGCGCCAATTTATCCAAAACTGCTGTGCGCGTATTGCCAGAGCCATTAATGGTGCTGTGCTGATTTGTGCGCATCCATCGGATTCTGGTATTCAACGTAAAACTGGCACCGGTGGCTCAACCGCATGGAATAACACGGTGCGTTCTCGCTGGTATTTTTCAAAGCCTTCAAATCAAGAAAATAGTAACACCCGGATATTAAGTCGAAAAAAGGCAAACTATGGCCCCATGCAAGCTGAAATCAATTTAGAATGGCAAAATGGGGTATTTATTCCCACCGGTGGATTTTCAAACGACTACTTAAAAAATGCTTTGATGAAAGCCATTGAAGATTCTGCGATTGAAGATTTACCATTTTCTCATACTGGGGAGCCTGGAGTTTACAAACAACGAGCAAGATTACCTGTGGAATTTCATACCTTAAGCCGCCAAAAGCTTGAAGATATGGTGACTGAATTATTAGAGGAGGGAAAATTAATTAAAACTGGCGGAGCAGACAGCAAAGAGCCTAAGCGTCTTACTGTCGCGCCATCATTTTCGAAAAAGTAAGGTGTTTGGGTTTAATCGATAACCAAATTCCTGTTTGGTATTGCAGCCAGGCCAGCCATGGGTTTCAATCACATCATGACGTTTGATGGGCAAGCCTAATTGCTCTGCTAGGGTGTCTTGAATCACTTTTTGCATTTTATTTAATGGACGTCTGATTTGTTGCTCTAAATCTTCAATCATGCCCACATGAGGCTCCATTAAATTTGCCAGCTGATTGATGTTTAAAAACGTATGTTGCGCCGATGGTTTAGCCACTTCAAAATCTTGCCAATATTGTTCAAGTAATAAACGGAAGATTAGCAGGCGCGAGGAGGCTTGTCGCCCAATTACTACAATGCCGTTAATACTTACGCCGTTGTCTGCCATACGAATTTCCAAATATTTTTCCTGAGGTGTAATTTTGGGTTCAGCTAAACTGATCATTCGAAAAGGCAGGATGCTTGCTGAATAATTCGGGATCACTTCGCAGACACCGGTTTGGCAGGTTTGCTTGATAAGCTCTGTCAATGATAAAGGGTTATGGATAATATCAGCAACAGAAATAATAGGGACATCAATGATCATTGATGGGATTTTAGCGCGTGCATTGATGATTAAGGTAGGCGTGACTTTCAATTTATCAATAGTCAAATGGCGGTGATCCGTGCAAATATCGAGTATAACCAAGGTGGCAATACCGTATGGGCTCATCACTGTGTAAACCCCTTTGCTCAATAGATAAAAGTGCAATTGCTGCTCGCCTAGGTGACGTTCTAAATACTGTGTGATTTTAGCGAAATTAAGCTGGACGGTGCTCTCTAAAAATCGGGTTTTGCTGTGCGAATTTGGCAAAATATAACGCCCACAATTGTCACAAACAAGATCATCGCAATCTTCGTCAAAATCATCTTCAATGTAAATTTGATTATCGCAATCGGGATTGGCGGAATCATCTTTAAAATCTTTTGGATTATAACATTTGATGAAACGATTCGAGGTATGGTGTACAAACTGCTCACTTAGCAAAAAGGAAAGCGTGTTTTGATACTCTTGATTTAAATCTACCCATGAACCTTGATGTGTCAGTAATGCACGCAGTGCATCAGTTGCAGCATTTGGCTTTTGATAAGATCTTAAGGCCATAGGTGTCTCTCATCCATGATTTAAAAATTTCCCGAGCATTTTTGTCCAACACATGCTCGGAGTAACAAATGCGAACATGATCGCATGCCTCATCCAGGCAGCGAAAATACAGGGTGATCCGTTTGTTTTGATACAGTACTTTGATAGAATCGACACAGGTAATATCAGCCAAGATGTCGCCCACAGCCCCTTGCATTATTTTTAAATCTTCCGCGATAGGGTTGTTGGGGCAGGTGTTGATGACGATTTCGGTGTTATTATGAAAATAAGGTGAACGAAAGCGTATTTCAAACAGCTTAAGCATTTGATCAGAGTCACTAACTGTATGGCGCAAGAAACGTTCGACTTGTTTTTTGAAATTAACATCTGCAGCATCAGTAAAAGTAACCGGCTGGTTGAAGTACTCACTGATCAGGGCATTAGCAATAAAAACTGATTTTTGTGGACACTTGGCGCAGATATTTGCTTGTTTGCCATTTTCAGAAAAATCGATAATGGTCCATTCGGGTTTGTGGCCATGCAACAGCTGATCACTGCTTAACAGCACATCTTCATCACTGGCGCGGCGAATAAAAAGATAGATTCTATCGCCATGAACAAAAATATCCTGCAGTTGACTTTCAAAGCCATCGCCTAAATTTATATCGTATTGTTCTAAAATTTTAGCTATCGGGTATGAAGAAAGAAAGTCAGCGAAGGTTTTTGCTTGTTGGCGTGGTGGGTTTAAAAGCACAAAAGCCGCAAACCCCTTTTTATGAATTTTATCGTAATGATAGATGTTTTTGAGTGCATCCGGGTTCTGATTAAACAGTGCAAATAGCAAAGACTTTTTATCGTATTTGTTATTTTTGACCAGGCAGAATTCCAAGAGATCATCGCTAAGGGTGGCTTTAGCAATATCCGATACCGCTGTTTCCAATTTGGCGTGATTAAAGCGATTTACCAGATAATAGTTGAACAGATCATCAGATTGCTCCATGAGGGCTTTGCGCATTTGTGTTACCGGCAGAGCCTTGCTGACGTCTGTATCTACTTGGTTCACTGTATACAGCATGGTTATTTGTCTTGGTGACAGCGATTCAAGCCAACTTTGGCGCAAATTGGGGTTGCTGTATTCATCCATAAGTCTTTCGATAGGCAGCTCTAAATCATATTCCCAAAACCGCCGATTTGGGGTGATTCTAAATTTACCGCTATTTACAACGCCCATTTGCATATTTAACCTCCATTTTTCGAATTGCAATGACTTTCCCTAAAATTTTAAATGATTGCTCAGGTGATACCTTAATCAGCTGATACGCCTCATTTTCTGGCTTTAACTCAATGTGGCTCGATCGCTTGTAAAAAGTTTTACAAGTTGCCTCATCATCCAATAAAGCGATAACCACCTCACCGTTTAGTGCGGTTTCTTGGGTGCGTACGATGACAAAATCTCCATCATTAATGCCCGCATCCACCATACTGTCACCGGTAATCTCAAGTGCAAAGCAGTGGCCTCTAGCAACACCACTATCCACTAAAAATTCACCCATATGCTGCTCAAGCGCTAAAATCGGGTGACCCGCTGAAACCTTACCTAATACTTCCACCGGCACCACCTGGGCAATCTGGTTAACGGGTACAGATCGCTCTAACATTTCAATGGCCCGAGCTTTTCCTTTATCGCGCTTAAGGTACCCCTTATTCTCTAATTGTTGGATCACCTCAATAGCGCTAGCAGACTTAATACCACGCACCTCGGCAATCTCCCGTACGGTGGGTGACATACCATGTGTCTGCTGGTATTGCCGGATGATATCCAAGGTATCCTGCTGTGCGTCCGTCAATCCCACCTGCGGTTTTGGACCTGGTTTTGTACGTTTTTGTTTAGTCATGAAGCTTAATCCTTTTCTCAGCTTGTTAGTCCATCATACCTAACAAATGTTAGGGTAGTCAAGCATGAATTTCAACTGTCAGCTGAACGTTTTGAGGTCGAACCGTGTAAATAACCATATCTCAATAGTACACGGAGGACTGAAAGCCTATGACCACCCCTCAAAATCCCATCAAATTTATCGCGAAAATATTGGCAGATAGCCTGCTTCGGGCGATTAGTTTGGAGAAAGATAAAAAACCTCAAGCAAACGGCGCTTCTTCTCTGGACTTTTCTCCGAAAGGAAGCGTTACTGTGAAGCGAATTTAAGTATTTAAATGAGGTAACATGAAGAAAACGTCAATTATTAAACAGGTTCTGGCTCTACAAAACCAGTCAATTCAAGAATTAAAACAGTTATGGGTACAGCTCTTTGATGAGCCAGCGCCACCGTATCAAAAAAACTACTTATTGCCACGGCTTGCCCATCGACTGCAAGAATTGGCATATGGTCCAATGTCTGAAAAAGCAACCAACACCTTAGAGCTTTTAGCCAATCAGATGGAGAAAGGGAAAAAATTTTCTAATCACATGTTAAATGGCAGACCCACTGTTGGAACTAAATTAATTCGTGAATTTCAAGGTGTAGATTATGAAGTTATTGTTGCAGAAAACGGGTTTGTATATCGGGGGCAAACATATAAATCTCTTTCAGCGATAGCACGGCGGATCACAGGCACTCGTTGGAATGGTCCTTTATTTTTTGGTTTAAGAACAAGAGGCGCGATATAATTTATGACTCGGTGTGCTATTTATACAAGAAAATCCCATGAAGAAGGATTAGAGCAGGAATTTAATAGCCTGGATGCGCAGCGTTTGTCGGCGGAAAATTATATTAAAAGCCAACAACATGAAGGCTGGCAGATACTGCCGAAGTATTATGACGATGGTGGTTTTTCCGGCGGGACTTTGGAGCGTCCTGCGCTAAAGGAATTATTTGAAGACATCGCTGCGGGGCTTATTGATTGCGTCATCGTTTATAAAATCGATCGCTTGTCGCGCTCATTACTTGATTTTGCAAAGATCGTTGATTTATTCGACCGTCACAATGTAGCGTTTGTCTCTGTCACTCAAAGTTTTAATACCGCCAGTTCTATGGGGCGTTTGATGCTCAACGTGCTTTTGAGCTTTGCGCAATATGAACGAGAGCTCACTGGTGAGCGCATCCGCGATAAATTTGCCGCCTCCAAACAAAAAGGCATGTGGATGGGTGGTAACCCACCGCTTGGCTACGATATTATTGATCGAAAATTGGTGATTAACGTGCCTGAAGCTAAATTAATTGAGCATATCTTTACGCGGTTTTTAGTGCTGGCATCTGCCACCCATTTGGCTAAAGAATTAAATAACGACGGTTATCACTCCAAACAATTTACCGCCAAAACTGGCAAAGATATCGGCGGCGCAAGATTCACTAAAGCCTCACTGCGCCGGATCCTTACAAACCCCATTTATATTGGAAAAATACGCCACAAAGATAAAGAGTTTGCAGGACTACATGATGCGATCATTGATCAAGATTTATGGGATCGTGCTCAAGCAACTTTTAAAACAGCACCCAAACGCAATTCCGCGTTTTGTAAATCACCGGTGTTACTCAAAGGTATTATTCATTGCCAAGCCTGCAATATACCTATGACCCCAACCTATACGGCCAAAAAGAATCGGCAATATCGCTATTACGCCTGCAGTAATGTGTTGCGCGGTATCGAGTGCCATGGCATTAGCTCCTATCTTGCGGCCGGTGAAGTCGAGCATTTTGTCATCCAGCAGGTGCGTCATGTTTTAAAATCACCTGAAGTGGCTGCCCAAACAACTTTGCTTTTAGAGGGTGCGGGGCTGGATAAAACCCAAGTTTTTGATCTGCTCAAAGACATCGACAAGGTATGGCAGAATTTATTCCCGATCGAGCAACAAAAAATTATTCACACGCTGATCCGTGCTGTGTA